ACGCCAGTGCTGATGGCGGCTAAGTCGCACGGCTCTAGTACTATTTCCCCGACAATCGCAGGCAGATTTGGCCGCGAACTAACCATGTCTATGTCAGAGAAAATGCAAGCAACGGTACGCACCTTCTTAGGCGCAAGCCCATTTGAAAACGTCGACACATTCCTTCGCTTCAATAAGTCACCGCAAGCAGATGTAAACGGCGTGACCAAAACGTCTGACGGACCCTATGGCGATGGGGTTTATATGACTAAAGCGGGAGAGGCAGACGCAGAGTTTGACGAGGTCGAATTTTTAGAAACGACTAAGAGAGCCTTGCAGTCTTCGCCGCTGACACCAGCAGATATAGACGGTGGCATGGTATCGGCAGAAGCCATTGTGTTTTACCGACAGAGCATACTTGATCTTATGAACAGGAGCCAAGACCAGAACGGCGTCGTGAACCACGAGCTTAAGCACTTCCTCGCTATGCAAGATCGGCATTGGCGGCTGCTGGAAAGTCTGGATGGTTCGATTGTGCAGCCTAAAGTCGTCCCAGTTTTTGCCAAAATGTCTACGCCTTTTGACCTGACAAGCGGGTCATCTTATTCCTTTAGAAGTGACGCACAAGACGGCATTTCGTACCTGATTGGCAGAATGGTAAATGCTGGCCTGATAAACTTCGGAGCTGTCGAAGAGTTGATGAGCAACGTACCTGATACTTTCTCAGGCGCAGCACTTCACCGCACGCTGACTGGCGAAGACGGCCTTATGGTGAAGCACGGGACTGCTAAGAACGCGATAAAAGCGCGGCAAGCATTTAACGCTTTCATGTCTGGGCAGGGCTAGGACGCTTTGACCACAGACGTAGGCGATGTTGTGTTCAGTAGCGCGTCTGTTCGCCAAGCGGAGGGTGGCTTTACACCAGTAGATGCAAACTTTTCTTCTAACCCGACTAGAAACTCTGAGCGCAAAATGGGTGGGTCACTAGCCATAGAAATGGCTGTCGTAAACGGCGAGCTACCACCTGGGCGGTTTGCAAACTTAGCGCAAGAGGCGCAACGACTTGAGCTACCTGTGCAGTTGGTCCCGGTACTGGGTAAAATATTTAAGAAGCAAGACGTTACGGAGGCAGACGCTCAGAAGGTGAGCAAGCTATCGTCCGTGGTGAATTTCTTTTCAGAAAACGCGGCACACTTCCGCAACGTCGGAGCTAATTGGTACGCGGATAAGATCAAGCCTCAAGACGGGGCTGGATTTTTTGAAGAGCATGACGTCGAGCTGCACAACACAGTCAACGGTGTGTTCCAAAAGCTAAACGCCCTGCCAGACGCAGGGGGTCGGGTGAAGAAATGGGCCAACCGCAACCGTGGCTTAATGCTAAAAGACGCCAAGCAACCAGACAGCCACAACAGAATTATAAGCGCATTGCGTCGAGGACGGGGCGCTGTTCAAGAGCTGGCACAGGAAGAAAGAGAAGCCGCGTTAGAGATTGGAAGACTGTTTGATGCAGAGCTGAAAAAAATGCGTGACCTTGGGATTGCTGTCGGTGACGCACGAAATCTAGGTAACGACTTCTATGTCCCTCAAGTCTGGGATGTAGACGAACTGCTGGCTAACCCCAACAGGTTCAAGGATGCTCTCGTAACTTACTTTAAGCGCGAGCAAAACAGCCCAGACTACCGAGGGCAGAAGCGACACAGCATAGATGAGCTGGAAGCGAAGGCCGAAAATGTCCACTACAGATTAACTCAAGGGCATGATCCATCCATAGACACGCAAGTACAGAAAGCATTGGGCAGCATATTTGCCCCTCGCGTCTTGCAGCTTCAAGCAGGCGACATGGTGGAAATGGACAACTTCTTAGTCACTGACTTGCAAGGCATCATGTCCAAATATTTTGACCGCACCGTAAGGAAGCGCCTGCTGACAGAACGGTTCGGTCTAAACATGCACGGCTTCGACACCTACCTAGACGTAGCTCGTGGAGCTACCATGTCTGGTAAGGGCAGTGGCCTAGACAGGGCGGTGGAAATCTTACGCTCTGCCAAGCATACGTCGTCTCACGGGCAGTCAAAGGAAGGGCCGTTACAGGTCGACGAAGTTCTTGTACCGCGAGTACAGGGGCGGGGTAACGAAATAAAAGACTTGCTTGTATCCGTCGAAAAGGAGCTGGGCGACACGCCAGAACTGCGCAGAAAGAACAAGCACCGCGCAAGGGCTATGTTAATCAATGCGGTGGAAGGTATCGACAGGGACGACGTCGGCTACAATGTTCGCGTGGATGCTATCATCAATGCGATGATTGATTTCCCCAGAACAAACCGCCTCACACATAGCAACGAAACTAAAATGCGCGACATGATGAACGTACTTAACAAGCGTTCGATAGATGGCGGCGACGGGAGCGAGCTGCGCTATGTCGTGAGCCGTAACATGAAAGCGTTTAACTCGGTATCGTTGCTTGGCTTTACAACCCTAACATCCATGCCCGACATGGTGCTTCCACTTATACGCAGTGGGGATATGAGAGCGTTCTATACAGCATGGAAAGGCTACGTGAAAAAAGACCCAGCCTACCGTGACGCTGCACGCAACATCGGCGTCGGGATCGAAAACCTTATGCACGACAGAGCGGTGCAACAATCAGGTGCGGGAAACCAGAAGTTCACAAACTCGTTCTTCAACTTCACAGGTCTGACGGGGTGGACAAATATCAACCGCGAAGTGTCAGCAATGGTCGGCTTTGAAAGTTTCAAGACTGAAATTAACAGAGCCTTGGCGATGCGTGCGAAAGGTCTGCGGGGTAGCAAGGATTATGAAACTTCAATCCGTTACCTCAAGCGTTATGGCCTGACAGGAGAAGGCGCAAAGTACGACTTCTTAAAGCACGGTGCTATCAGATTGGACGAGCTGCCACCAAGCGATGAGGCCATTAAGAAACAGGTACAGATGGCGATGCTGCGCTTCACAAACGAAAGCGTATTCATGCCTAACCCCAACGACACACCTCTTTGGGCGCAGAACCCTTGGCAGTCTATGATGTGGCAGCTTAAGTCTTTCCCTCTGATGATGGCCAGACTTAGTGGCTATGTGATTAGTGAGGCAAAGGCAGGCAACACAAAGCCTGCGCTGTACCTTCTCACTGCTGGCGTAGGCATGGGCAGCTTGTCTGTAATGACCAAAGACGTCGTGCAAATGCGTGGCGGTGAAGACGAGCAGTCAATGGCATTGCGTGAGCGCAAGGGTTCCGACACCAACATGCTGGGTCTTTGGTCTATTGCTCAAGGGCTAGGAGCTAAGGAAGGCGGCGACGCAGACGAAAATCTGGGCCTTTATATTGATGGCTTACTAGCTGTTGGTGGCCTCGGATTGTTCGCGGAACTTCTATACAATGCCTCGGCTCAGATGGACAATGGAGCATACGGCACAGTGCGTATTGCTTCTAGCATCTTTGGCCCATCGGTGAGCGCCGGTACTGGTGCGATAGATGTAGCGACAGGGTTGAAAGACTACGTCACTGGCGACGGGGAAGCCACTGCCAAGCGGCGTGCGATGCTACGGCAGCTTGCGATGCGCTTTCCGATCTTGGGCGGCGTCAGCTACTTCCGAGAAAGCGCGGCTGATCTTGGTGGCGAGCCAAGCACGGGCGGCAAGAAAAGTAACAGCAGCAGCTTCGGAGGCACGTTTGACTGATGTGGTTTGCAGCAATCTTAGTCGCGGGACTGGCCACCCCAGACTACGTCACTTGCCAACTGGCCAAGCGCACAAAAATTTCGGGCGAAATGGTGTGCATCTATCTCGGTCCAAACCGAACGACGGCGTATCATTACCCTTCGTTCAGCTACACTGAGTGTCCCAAGTCGTTTCAGTGTCGCTACTCGCCCAACACCAAGCGCCGTCCTACGGTCAAAGAGATCATGGAAGGTCTTAAAGAAGGATTTGAGGAATGACACAGGAAGAACGTGAACATATCGACTTCAAGACTTACCAAGCCAACCGCCGACATATGTGTTGGGCAGCAATGGTGATGATGCTAGTCGCTACGGCTGTTACCTTGTACGACCCAGCGCGAGTTGAAGCCGCCGAAAGTATTTTGATGGCTCAGTATTTAGCGCTGTCTGGGCTGGTTGCCTCGTACTTTGTTGCGGGAGGTAAGGAGCGATGATCCAAGCACTCATTGGCCCACTCTCTAGTCTTGCTGGCACATGGCTTCAAGGCAAAGTCGAAACAAAAGCGGCAGAGACTAAGATGAAAGTCTCAGAGGCCGAGGCCAAGTCCCAGATACTTATGTCCCAAGCCCAGAGCGAGGCCAACTGGGAAAAGATCATGGCCGAAGGCTCAAAGTCGTCGTGGAAGGATGAGTATATTACAATCCTGATGAGCCTCCCCATTATAGTTTGCTTCACTGGGGAGACTGGGAGAGACATAGTCTTTGATGGCTTCGCTGCATTGGAGCAAGCCCCTGATTGGTTCATCTATACGTGGGGATGTGTAGTCGCAGCCAGCTTCGGTATCCGTGGCGCAACACAATATTTCGGTAAGGGGAAGTGAGTTATGACACGTCGGATGACCGGGAGTTTACGTCTGTTTGGCACGACAATGTCGTGGGATTTCCCCATCCCAATCAAATCGACAGGCAGTTCGTCGAGCTTGAAACGCAGCGCGACGAAATCGAACGACAAAGAAAACTCATCAAGGAGAACGCCGATGAGAAAGCTGAATGAAATCATAATTCACTGCACCGCGACTAGGCCGTCTTGGTACGAGGATAAGCCAGTCGAAGACGCTGTCAAAGAGTTGACGCGCTGGCATGTGGAGGACCGGGGGTGGAAAAATTGTGGATACCATTTCGCCATCAATCGTCAGGGCGACGTCGGATCAGCTCGGCCTATCGGTCATAGTGGAGCGCATTGCCGTGGTCGCAACAAACACTCTGTCGGCGTGACACTTTTGGGGGGACGTGGCGGCGAGGCTCACGACATCTTCAAGGATAACTTTACTGCTGAGCAAGACGTCGCGCTGCGCAATTTAATCGCAGACCTAAAGGAAAAACATCCAACGATTACTACTATCTCAGGACACAACGAATGGTCGAACAAGGCATGTCCCTGTTTCGACGTCGAAGACTGGCTGATGGAGGGCTGACATGGGACATAAGAAAGACAAAGTGCCGAAGGTAAGCGCCAATACAATGGACCGCCTTAACGGAATGAATGGTGTGCAAGAGTGGTCAAAAAAACGAACGACTAGCGAGCAGATACCTTCGACAGTTAGCAAAGAAGCGGCGGCAATCATTCAAAAAATACTAGATAGAGAAGCTGCCAGAAAAGCAGCAAAGGGCTAAGTCGTGGAGCCTATATCAGTCGCAGTCGCAGCGTTGGCTGCGGTTAAGTCTTGTGTAAAGCTGGGCAAAGATGCCCACAGCATGATGGTCGACATCGGAAAAATGTGGGGAGCCATTGACGAAGTCAGGGACGGCCACAAAAAAAAGAAGAAGCGGTCTGGCAAGTCCATCAACGAAGAGGCGCTTGAGACTTACGCCGCGCAGCAGAAATGCAACGACTTAGAAGTAGAGCTTAAGAAAGCTGTGATAGCCAGCCGGGGATTTTATGCGTGGGATGCTTTGCTTAAAGTCAGGGGCGAAATCAAGAAGAAAAGAAGAGAAGAAGAAGAACGACGGCGAGAAGAACTACGAAACAAAATAGAAATGACATGCGCTGTCGTCTTGTTTGTCACCCTAGTCGCGGGTATGTTTGCGGGGGTCTGGCTGTGGTTAGGTTGACCCTTCGTCGCAGTGCGTAACCTAGCCGGAAGGGTCGTGAGGGTCAGCGATTAAAACAAATGTGACCCAACTGCGTCCTCGGCCAACCCTCTGTAATGTTTTACTTTATGACAGTTCCACACGCAAGAAAATCCAGCGCCTTGTGCAAAGAATTATCGCCGGGATTTTTGATTGTCATGTCTACTTCGTAGTCGTATTGCTCGCTGCTATGATTTGCGGCGGTCCCTGTCGAGTGGCTGTCCGGTGGTGACACCCGTACTACTATCCCGCCCATCGACTTGACCCTCTCCGCTTCGTTCTGAAAGCGACAATCGTCTGTCACGACTGGCTGCGTCAGCAGAAGTTGATCGGCCCGATGTTGCCACACGTTGCCCCATAACCGCTCGCTGATTAGGTCTCGCCCCCATTCCGTTCCAAGTGTCTGCATCGCCCATCGTGGTGTTCTCCCGTCAAGTATGTCACAAGGCTGCTCTTTAAGCGCACCCTCAAGGTGTTCGTCGGTCAAGCCCATCTCTTTGAGCATACGTTTTAACGGACCAGCGAACTTGATTTTAGTATAGCCATAATGTGAGCATAAGTAATCCGCGCATACAGATTTTCCGCTGCCGATTGGCCCGACAAAAGCTACTAACCTATTCACAATCAATCACCTCTTTTCTCAGGATGGCTATGTCTTTGCGAATGTACTTGAGTTTGTCGTATGCCTTACGTCTGTCAGACAGGCTGGCCTCGACGTCAGTCTGGTCAGGTCTATCGTCACCCCATTCAATCATCCATTCTAAGTCTGCAATGCGTGTGACCACGCTCTGTTCCAGCAACTCAAGATCAACAATCATTTTCTTTTTGTTTTTAATTTTCATGTCGGCCTCGGCTCAAATTTCTTCCAATCAGTACACATCAGAGCGTCGCACTTGTTGCAGTGCAGTACGCCATCGTTATCTGCGTAGCTGTTACCGCACGTCCTTACTGATTTTTCTTCTGGCTCGTCACCTTTCCAGCAAGCATCACGCTTGAAGCAACCTTTGCAACGCCAGTCGCTCTCGTCTGTCGCCACACGCCGCACTCGGTTGTTCAGCACGTCTTCGATCTTGGTCGTGAGGAACGCCCACCGAAAGTCGTCGAAGTCTACATACTCATGGTGATACGCGGAATTGTTTTTGTTGTACGCGACGATCACAAACCGCTGGATATTCGACAGCCCCATCATACATTGCATCTGGTCGTAGTAGCTTGGGTGCGATCCCTTCACGCCCTTCTTAAT